TTAAATGGTGCTGTATGAAATAACAACTATAGTTAGTATATCATACAGCGCCTGAAAGTCAAGATACAGGCAGGAACCACCTGCTATATTTTTGACCTTTTTTGAGAACCACAGAGGTATCGGATACCTCTTGGGGGCTCGATTAAACGTATTAGAGTTACGACAGAGGTGCTTATGAGATACAAGGTACTATGCGGATACATAAGGCAGAGATGGGACTGTGGTGACACAGTAGAGATTGAAGAAAAACACACTGGGAAGTATGGAGCCAGAGGACAGACCAGAGAGAAGAAGAGGAAAGCCACTCCGGAAGAGATAAAAAAACATAATCAGTGGAAACGGGAAAGGGATGTCAGGAGGTTGATCAAGTGGAATTTCCGTGAGAGGGACTACTGGATCACTCTTACATATCCGAAAGATTACAGACCGACGTGGGAAGAAATGAAGGACCATGCCGGAAAACTGGTCAGAAAGATGCGAGAAAAATATAAAAAACAGGGATGGACCTTAAAGTACATATACCGTCTTGCAATCGGATCCAGAGGTGGCCGACACATCCACATCCTGATCAATCGTGAATCCAATGAAAAAACGGATGCAGATCTGATAATCACAGATCTCTGGGAACAACAGTGGGGACACGGACATGTTAATTTCCGTACTACTTACAGCGAGGGTGGATATAAGCAGCTTGCAGAATACCTCACGAAGCCTCTGGAAGAATGGGAACCAGACGAGGTTAAACGATATCATCCATCCAGAAACCTTATCCGCAAGGATCCTGAAGTTGACGAGATTAAAAGAAGAAGTTTGGTTGACCGTGATGGAACACCAAGGATGCCCAAAGCACCAAAAGGATATTACGTAGATCCGGAAAGCATCGAAGTTGGCATAAATCCGATAACTCATTACGCTTACCGCCATTACACACTGATCAAGATTAAGAAGAGGGAATAAAACATGTGGAAAGTAGACATCTACCTGGAAACTGACAGCACATTCCAGGGAAAACGAGAAAGAAAATGTGGATACGTCCTCTCTGCTATGGTCGGAAACGAGGAAAAGACAAAGGAAAACTTCGGAATCTCGAAGGGGACATACCACCAGTCTGTCCTTATGGCACTTATCGAGGCTCTTTCCAGGATGAATGTTTCCTCAGAAATCTGTGTACATACACAGGATAGCTATGTAGTGAGCAGGCTTCTGAAACTGGAAGAGATGGCAGGAGAAGGCTGGCGAGATTCAAAAGGTGAACTGATCAAGAATGCTGCCGAATGGGAGCAGGTCTATCGTCTGATCCATGCTTTTCCGGAAGCACACAAAATGACCGCGAGATCTGAGAAACACAGTTATTCCACGTGGTTACAGGAGATGATGAAGAAGAATGAATGTGGAAGAATTATGGGGCAAGGCCTGGAGTCTGCGACCAGAGCAGAATCCAATGACAATGGAGTTTCTAGGGATGATTGTCCGTAATGGAGTGAGATACAGATATTACAGAGATGAAGGAGGCGAAATACTGTATGACAGCGAACCGGAAGAAGGAAAGCCGGAATGGATGCTCCGCGCTGACAGAGCATCAAGAAAGAGACATGGAATATATTCTTAAAAAATAAAGAAAAAAGGGGAACTATGTATGAGAACAATAGCAATCATTAATCTGAAAGGCGGCGTGGCCAAGACCACATCTAGCATTAACATTGCCTATATCCTTACTACACGGGGATATCGCGTATTACTGGTGGATAACGACAAGCAGGGAGACTGCTCCCGTGGATTAAACCGTCGCACTTCAGATGGAGACGGTATTGATCGGATTATGACGGATCGCCATCCGGATATGAGCCATCTGATCCATAAAACTGACTATGAGGGGCTGGACATCATCACCGCAAATCTTGGCCTTCTGACTGCGAACATGGAAGTGACCATGGATCGTGTACGCCCACAGCAGAACCGACTGAAAAAAGCATTGCAGCAGGTAGCTGATCAGTACGATTTTTGCGTCGTAGATAATGCTCCGGATATCAATATCTCTGTGATCAATGCACTGACAGCCGCGAATGACGTCCTCATTCCCGTAGAAGTGGACGATAACACCCTGGAAGGCATGAACGAGCTCCTGGACCAGATCCAGGAAGTGAAGGAAGAACTGAATCCGGACCTGCAGAACGTCCGCTGCTTTGTGAGCAAGTACCAGAAAGGGAACCAGGCACACATTCAGGGAGCAGAGATCATCAGAGAGCAGTATCCGGCTATGGATACAACAATCCGCTTTTCTGGTGTAGTGGCAAGGAGCACATTCATGCGTATGCCGGTGGCTCTTCACAGCTCCCGATCAGCGGCAGCAGAAGACTATGAAGCACTGGTTACGGAGTACTTGAATATGATCGGAGGTGTACAGGATGGCGAAATTTGATCTCAAAGGAATGCTCTCTGAGCGTTCTGCGCAGGAAATAGACCTTCCGGAACAGAAGACGGTCTATCGCAATCCGGAAGACTTGATCCCTTCTAAGGATAATTTTTATTCAACGGAAGACACAGAGAAACTAAAACAGTCGATCAGAGCACTGGGAATCCTTCAGCCACTCCTGATTGAAGAAAGAGACGGAAAAGATTATCTCCTGGCTGGACACCGGAGAAGAAAGTGCTGCCTGGAGCTGATTAAGGAAGGTTTTGAACGATTTAAAAGAATCCCTTGCGTATACAAACCAAAGATTGAATTGAGCGCAGAAACCGAGACAGATGAGATTGTCCGGAAGATGGTGATCATCCAGTCCAACACCTACCGCGAGAAAACTGACTGGGAGAAGATGACGGAATCCCTACAGATGGAAGAACTGGTCAAGGAACTTCGCGAAAAGACAGATCTTGAAGGAAAGACCAGAGAGATTGTATCAGATCTCATTGGAGTATCATCCACTCAGATTGGAAGGTACCACAGTATCAGTTCTAACCTTTCTGGAGAACTTATGGACGCATTCAAACAGAATAAGCTGAACGTATCCACGGCAGCGGAACTTGCCGGCTTGAACGAGAAATATCAGAACGAAGCTTGTAAGCTCCTGTCAGAAGCCGGGCAGGTTACACTGAATGCAGCGAAGCTCCTGAAAGCGCAGCAGGAACAGGAAAGAGATATTCCTGGACAGATGACTATAGATCAGGCACTGCATCCTCATAAGCCGGAAGAGATTAACACTTCTGTTCCGGTGAATATCCAGATTGACCGGTTCTACGAATCTCTCCGAAAGAACATAGAAACCTATGTGAAGAAATCAGATCTGAACATGACTACATACATGCTCAGCGCCCTGTATGGAACAGTACGCGTCCGAAACGGACAACTGAACTATCAGGGAAGCAAGGAAGGAATCCTCTTCAATGTTGGTTCTGATCAGGAAGAACTGATGAGCTGGGCTGATTTCTCCAAGAAACTGATTGAGAAATACGGCAGGAAGCAGAAAACGGTCAAGATGGCAGCAGTGGACGAACCGGAAGAAGAAAAGAGATCTGGAAAATGTATTCATAGACTGGAACATAACTGTACACTTACAGAAGCTCAGAAACTGATAACAGGAACAGGAGAAGGTTGTAATGAGAAATGCTGCTGGAACTGCACAAGACACGGCTCATGTAGCTTTGAGTGCAATGCTTCTGCACAACGCCCGGAAGAATGCTGCCAACCGGCAGCAGGAATACCGGACGAAAGGCAGCAGGACGATTTCGTTGAGGATGCCAAAATCGAGGAACGCATTGTTGAACCCAACAAAACGTCCGATCATTCCGGCGATATTACCGAGATGACATCAGCAGATAGTTCTAAAATATCGATACAGCCACCATTGCCAGTTATGAAAAATGCTGATCAGCGAAAAGAATGGCTGAGAAATTATAAAGAATGGGGATTGTGGTACACAGATGAACATATCGGAGCGAGGTACTACAAATATGATTTTGAAAACGGTACGCGCCTGATTGTAGAAGAGTATGATCCGGAACCGGCTCGCAACAGTCCGTGGGCACCGTACGAACCGTACTACATGCATCTTGTAGGCGGACCTGAACCAGAAAGAAATAACGGAATACCGAAATGGACGTATCATTCAAAATACAACAAGTATCCGAACAGCGAAACAGAACTTGTAGAGTTTTTGAAAGGAGTACAAAAATGAAGATTAAATGCACGGAATGTGAGTATCTGATAATGCATCACAGATCAGGGGGAATTTATTCCTCGTACGGACGGGGTGAATATTACTGCGAACATCCGGTCTCTGAAAGACTTCCGGCAAAGGCTTTCGGAAACAAAGCAAGATGCTTTGTATGTTTTGGGACAAATGAACGAGAAACCAGACCAACAATAAAAACAGCTCCTCGGTGGTGCCCGGAGAAAGGAAAAAAGAAATGAGAAGAACAAAAATGGACAATATTGTTGAAAACATGGCGGAGTACATCTGCGATCATATATGCCAGAAACCGAAAGAAATCACAGATGCGGAAAAACTGGAAGACTACTGTGCAGAAGAATGCGATATAGGAAGCTATATCTGTAATATCCTGAATCAGTACAACAAGATCAACGATTTTGAGGATTCTGAACTGTACAAGATAATGACAAAACACCGGAACATTGTCCCCTGCAAAGAATACCAGTATAGAACACACCACGATACCAGCGGATTTGACTTGTGCCGGATTAGCACAGGACTGAGCGGATTTTTGGGAGAAGGTGACGGCTGCAGCAGAGGACTAAAGGTGTCCGAATCGGACACATAAATAACGGGTGCTATCTAAAATCACATATATCACACACAGGAGAGAGGAACTGTATAATCCTCTCTCCGGAAAGGAGTGAAACATGGATCAGGAAGGATTGATGTTTCCGAAAACACAGAAGAAACGAAAGAAAAGAATGAAACATCCCAGGAGCATCCTGCATGAGAAAAATGGAACATGTTATCTCTGCATGATACTAAATGGAAACCATAAGAAACATCTGCTCTTAGACGAGCATCATATATTCGGAGGTCCAAACCGGATCCACTCTGAAGAGAATGGCTTAAAGGTCTGGCTGTGTCTGGATCATCACACCATGGGTCCGCTGGCAGTACATAGATGCCCTGACACCATGAGACTGATGCACCGGATCGGGCAGAGAGAGTTCGAGAAGACACACAGCCGGCAGCAGTTTATTGAGACATTCGGTAAGAGTTATTTGTAGGGAGGAACAGGATGGAAGATAAAACATGTAAAACCTGTATTGATAACGAGGATGGATTCTGCGACAGAAAAGGAATCCTGCTAGAGGACGATGATCAGTGTACTGATCATAAACCAAATTGGAGAGAATCCATGATGCGCAATTTCCTGAGAGGGCACTGATATGGGGAGAACAGATCTTAGACCAGATATCACAAAAGAAGTTCTGGAAGAATACATACGAAAAGGTTATTCGCAGAACCGTATAGCGATAACTCTTGGTACTACCCAGTCGACCATATTTAACAAACTCAAAAAATATGGTCTTCAGGTTCAAAAGACCAGGCCAAGTAACTATGACGAAAAAGCTCTGATCAAACAGCTTCAGAACGGATGGACTACGGAGCAGATAGCGAGATACTTCGGCGTTTGCACCGGCACTGTTGGGAGCTGGATCAGTAAGAACAAGCTTGGAAAGTACAGAAAAACATCACCAAAGAAATTTGATACCAAACTGTGCAGTACCTGTATATACGGTACACGGAAAAAGACAGACCAGGAAAGATGCAATTATTTATCCATAACCGGTCATTCCCGAAACAAGGGGCAGCCAGAAGATGGATGTTCTAAATACGTGAAAGGAAGAAAAATACATGGAAGAAAAGAACTATACAACCTGTAGACATATTAAAAGAGTTGGAAACTATGCAATATTCGTAGAATCGACCTGCAAACAGGCAACCATGATACGCGGACAGCTGGTAGTCAGCAAGACCAGATGCCAGAAATGTGATCAGAAGTCAGGAAATTCGGAGGTGGACATATGACGGAAAATCCAGCAAATGGAATAAAAGATGTAATGTGGCACTTCTTAATGGACAAAGGACAGAAAGAGAATATTCCGGCATTGAAAGCCAGTGTATATCGTCTTATTCAGATGACTACGCAGAAAACAGCAGGTCGGCCGGGATATGCCAAGCCAACACATGTATCATGGGATACGCTTGATATGGAGCTGATGAGAATTGTTGTTGAAGCTACTGCATTAGTTTTATCGGGGAGACTGGATGAACTGGAGGTAGAGAAATGAGCGACAGAGATGAAATTTATGATTACATAAAAAGAGAGATTAATCCATACGGAAGACCATTTAAAGGTACTGCTTTTGAATTTGGAGTTAAAATTATGGATTATATCAAAAATATGAGTGACAAAAGCGGTTGGATTCCAGTCAGTGAGAGATTGCCGGAAAAAGACGGAAGGTATCTGGTGACGTTTAAGTATGGAATAAAAGTTTGTATGGTAGGATATGGCTCTTGCAAGAGAACTGTACTAGGATATCCAATTGGACATGGCTGGTATAGCTTGGAAGAAGCGCAATATTATGCGAAGGATGGTATTATTGCATGGATGCCACTTCCAGAACCGTATAAGGAGGATGATTAGAATGGTCACGAGATTAATATACTGGATATTTAAATCCAGAAGGAAACAGTGCCGGCATTGTTGTCTGACCTGTGAATACTGGGATGTATGTATAAAGGATGAAGGTGAATAGCTACGGTATACAGAAGCCATGAAGGAGATGATGAAGAAGTGACAAGAACAGAAACAACAGAATTTCTTGGCCAGCTGCTTGTGAAACAGAATTTTTCTGGTTTTGGGAAACACTGGGCTAGTGAGGTAAGTATTGACCCGTGGGGACAAAAAGCAAAAAGAGTTGATTACATGCAATTTTCCCCAGCTGATCAGTGTTCCATATCCGGGATAGAAAAAGGCATATTTACCTGTTATGAGATAAAGAGCTGCAAAGAAGATGTTTACAGCGGGAACGGCCTGAACTTCTTGGGAGAGAAAAACTATATTGTAACAACGATGGAGTGTTACAAAGATATTTTACCAGATCTGAGAGGAAAGAAATTTAATGAGCATTTAGAAACACGTTTTCCAGAATCGTCCCACTATTTTGGGATAATGGTTGCGGTACCTAAATGGAGAGAGACAACAGACGAATTTGAGAACCCGACACCATTAGACGGAGACATAGGACGGTGGAAACTGAAAGTTATATTACCATGCAGGTTAGGACCAAGACGCAAGTCAATGACAGAACTGCTATTTTGCATGTTAAGGAGTGGAAAGTAAATGGCATACAAAAACCATGAAGGTTATTCAGATCCAACAGCAGGTGAAGCCATTAAGAGCGAAGGGCATATGCCGGAACAAATATACAGAGATTATTGTATCCTCCGGGCAATGGCATACCGGATGGGACTGGAGATAACAGAGATCAGAGACAGAAAAACCAAGAAGAAATGGAAACGGGGAGGCTGACATCGTGGATAAGAGAATTCTGGAAGAATACATAGATGCATGCGAGGTGATCAAGGAAGCAGAAACAGAAATCCGTAAACTCGAATCGAAAAAAAGTATCACGGCAAATGAAACTGTATCTGGAAGTAATCCGGAATTCCCTTACAACCCACAGCACTTTAAAGTACAGGGAACGACATATTCTTACTCCGATGATGTCAGAATCAGACAGAAGAAAGAGATCCTGAGACAGAAGAAAGAGAAGGCGGAGCAGCTGAAACTGCAGGTTGAGGTCTGGCTGATATCAATCCCATTCCGGATGCAGCGGATCATTAAGTACAAGATCTTTGAAGAAATGACTTGGCAGCAGGTGGCAGATCGGATGGGACGGAAGACCACAGAGGAAAGTGTAAGAAAAGAATTTAAAAGATTTTTTGAAAAAAAATAAAGTTTGTCCGTTTTGTCCGATATGTCCGCTTCAAAGATGTTATAGTATATCATGAACGAATTGGAAATATCCAAGACGTTCAGTTTTCTTTTCTCATATGTATCTTCCCCAAAGATATTGATGAACCACAGTCCTGATCTCTGGTGGTGCTCAGATCAGGACACACCGGAACATAGCTCAGTGGTAGAGCAGCTGGCTTATATCCAGCGTGTCGGTGGTCCGATTCCATCTGTTCCGATCGCGCAACTTACGCGCAAGTTTCATAATAAATTCCTTTGAAGAGGCGGAGCCGGCAGCAGGCTCCGCCTTTAAAATATTCAGGTGTCCAACTCGGACACCTTTTATATTGCCAATTTTCATACAGCGTGCACAGCACCAGCACTTACATGCTTTAGACAGAGGATTTACTGCATGTAGGTGTTAGCGCACCTTTCGGCATGGCGGCAATCGGCTGTCATTATGGTGCTGGCAGGACTGTAGTTTACGAGGTGAAGATGAATATGCCAATATATAAACGATGCAGTCGATGTGGAAAAAGAATCCAGTCAGGCAGCAGATGTCCATGTCAGAAAGAAAGGCACAGAGAGTATGACAGATACAGCAGGGATAATAAGAGTAAGAAGTTTTATGATAGTGCAGAATGGCAACGAATCAGAGAGAATGTGCTGGACATAGATCAATACATAGATGTTTACATGTATATGACTGAAGGTGTTGTGGTGAGGGCTGATACTGTTCATCATGTAATTCCATTAAGGGATGACTGGAATAAAAGAAATGATCCGAATAATCTCATGAGCTTGAATCATGATACACACAGTAAAATAGAACAGCTATATAAAACAGATAAAGGAAAAATACAGATAGAATTGCAGAAAATGCTGACTGAATACCGTGAATTGGTAAGGCAGGGGGTGGTATAAAAGTTTGGCGCGATCGCTCCAGACCGCACTGCCCCCTTTCTTTACACAAATTTCTAAATACTTAAAAAAAGTTGGCAGAAAGGAGGGATGAGAGTGGGAAGACCGAGAAAACCATTGGAAATGCAGAGAGGAAACCTCACTGTGATAAGCATGGAACGCAGAAAAAATGAAGAAAAAAAAGTAAAAACCGGATCGAGCCAGCTCAGCAGACCTCCGGATTGGCTAATCGATGAAGTGGCGGTGAAAGAATGGAAAAGAATCGTAAAAGAACTGAAAAAAATAAATCTTATTGGAAATCTGGATAGAAATAACCTGGGCGGCTACTGTAATGCTTTCGCAAATTATGTAAAATCTACAAATATTTTAAGAGATCAGGCATTTTACATAGACCGAGAGACCCGCAATGGAGTGATTGTGGTAAAGAACCCTATGGTAGATATCCAGAAAGGCTATGCTGAGGAAATGAGAAGATTTGCTTCACTATGTGGACTAACTATAGATGCAAGATTGAAGGCAGCAGCTATAAAGACAGACAAAACACAGGAAGATATTACAAAGAAGTTTGGTAATATATGACGATTAAAGAGGAATTACAGGAATATGCCAGGCAGTGCCTTAGCGGTGTAATAATATCCGGAAAGAAACATGTGTGGGCCTGCAGGAGATTTTTAGAGGACTGCAAAAAAGAAGAGGCAGCTTTAAGCTTGAAGGAGCCGTGGCCTTACATTTGGAATGAAGAAGAAGCAAATGGAATTGTTGAATGGTTCAGCCTGCTCAGACATTCAAAAGGAGATCTTGCGGGACAGCCGATTGTCTTAACAGCATGGCAGAAATTCAATTTGTGTCAATTGTATGGTTGGAGAGAAAGAGCAACTGGATATAAAAGATTCCGACAATCGTTTATAGAGGTTGGAAGGAAAAATGCAAAGTCACAAATGGAAGCAGGAGTAGCTTTATATGAAATATCTGTCTGGTCTACTCGAAATCAGGAAAATTACGAATATTATACAGCAGGTACTAAGCGCGATCAGTCAAAAATCATATTGAATGAAGCAAAATTAATGCTGAATAATTCACCGTTAAAGACTAAATTCAAGCTCACACGTGATGCAGTCTTTCATAGAAAAACAGGCAGTTTTATCAAAGCTCTGTCGAAGGAAGACGGACAGAATGGTGATGGTACTAATCCGGCCGGGCTGATTCTGGACGAATATCATCAGCATAAAACAACTGAATTCTATGATCTAGGACTTGGATCTAATACAAAAGAGCCGTTACTGATGATCATTACGACAGCCGGAATGGATCTGACATATCCCTGCTACACACAGGAGTATACATATTGTTCAAAAATACTTAATCCGGATATAGATATTGATAATGATAAATACCTGGTTGATATTTGTGAAGTTGATCCGGAGGATTATAAAGAGAATCTTGAAAATCTGGAAGATGAGAGATTGTGGGAAAAAGCAAATCCGATAAGGATGAGTTACGAAAATGGTAGAGAAAAGATCAGGGATGCATGGAAGGTTGCAAAAAGTATTCCTGAGAAGATGACTGCATTTCTGACAAAGATGCTCAATATCTGGGTACAGGCAAAAGAAAACGGCTACATGGACATGGCAAAGTGGAATGCCTGTGAAGTTTGTGAGATTCCGATTGACACAAAAGGGATGGATGTATATGTCGGATTTGATATGTCAGCAAAGATTGACTTAACTTCAGTGGCATTTGTTATCCCATTTAAGAGTGAAGAACTGGATGAAAATGATGAACCGATTGTGAAATATATTGTATATTCTCATTCATTTATACCGAACAGAGAAAAGCTTTCTGAGAGGAAAGCAAAAGATAAAGTAGATTACGATGCATGGGAACGGCAGGGTTTCCTGACGGTCACTGAGACACCGATTGTTAATCAGGATGCTGTAATGAAATATGTTTTGAATGTATGCAAAGAAAATGGCTGGAAGATACATACATTGTGCTTTGACCCGGCAAATGCAAGTAAATTAATGATGGATCTGTCAGATCAGGGATACGTTGTAGAAGAGGTGTACCAAAGTCATAAATCATTGAATGAATCCACGCAGGGATTCAGAGAACAGGTATATTCAAAAAATATTTTATATATGCATAATCCGCTTTTGAATTTTGCGATGAGTAATGCGGTTATCAGAAAAAATAACGGATTAATCAAGATTGATAAAGATGCCACAACAAAGCGAATCGATCCCGTAGATGCTGTTTTGTGTGCATATAAACTCGCTATGTATCATGAGTTTTATCCTTCTGTATTGAAGGGAATAGATGATTTTTTGGAGAGTGACTGGTAATGAATATTGTGAAAAGATTAAAAAATGCAATACAGGCACTGAAGGGTCAAACAGTAGAAATAGATGATAAGGAACTTTTGGAGTGGCTTGGAATATCTACGACAAATTATAAAGCGGTATCGGAAGTAACTTATTATACATGCCTGAAATTGCTTTCGGAAACATTGGGGAAAATGCCCCTTAAATATTATCAGCAGACAGAAAGAGGACGGATCCGTGCTGATCCAACAACTGCCGGGATACTTATGAGTGTACGACCAAATCCATATATGACACCAACGACTATGTGGACCACAGTTGAGCAGAACTGTCAGCATTATGGAAATGGCTATATCTGGATAAGAGGAAAGTTTTTGCCAGCCAGATATGGCGGACAGTATCAGATCATGGATATGTGGCCAATGCAGAGCAACTATGTAACTCCAATCATGGATGATGTTGGCATCTGGGGTGGAGAAGGAAAACTGTATTACCGCTACAGCGATCCAAGAACAGGGAAACAGTATCTGTTTAAGGACAGTGAAGTGATGCACTTCAAGACCTGGTACAGTTTGGATGGGTTCATGGGAGAGTCCGTGAGAAGCATACTGTCTCATACGGTTGATGGGGCAAATGCCAGCCAGAAATATATGAATCAATTGTACGAAAATGGACTTACAGCAAGAATGGCCATGCAATACACTGGAGATCTGAGTGATGAGAAAGTGAAAAAATTACAGAAAAAGTTCGCCGATGGTCTGTCGGGACCTCAGAATGCAGGAAAAATCGTGCCGGTTCCCATAGGATTGACATTGACTCCATTGAATGTAAGCCTGGCAGATGCTCAGTTTTTCGAATTGAGAAAATACAGCGCTTTACAGATTGCCGGTGCGTTTGGAATTAAGCCAAACCAGATTAATAATTATGAAAAGTCCAGTTATTCAAATAGTGAGACACAGCAGCTGGCTTTTTTAGTAGAAACCATGTCATACAGAATCAAAATGTATGAGGAAGAAATCAATGGAAAAGTTTTAATGCCGGATGAGATTGCTGATCAAAAGTTTTACAAATTCAATGAACGGTCAATCTTAAGAACTGACAGTAAGACTCAGATGGAAAATCTTTCAAAAGCTGTAAATAATGGAATATACATGCCAAATGAAGCTAGAGAATATCTCGATATGCCGGCAGCTGATGGTGGAGATGTATTGATGGTCAATGGAAATTATATTCCTATAACACAAGTTGGAGCCCAGTATACTAAAGGAGGTGAAGGAAATGCTGACGATTAATATCAAAGGAGACATTATCAGCAATGATGATAAATGGATATACGACTGGTTTGAAATGGATGCGACATGTCCACGAGACGTGACGGACATTTTAAACAGTGCTGCTGTGGATGAAGAAATCGAAGTGCTTGTGAATTCTGGCGGCGGATCTGTTATGGCAGGCCAGGAAATATACAGTGCCATTAAGCAGAAGAAAAATGTAGTAATTAAGATTCAGAGCCTGGCAGGAAGTGCGGCGGGGGTCATTGCAATGGCTGGAAGATGCCAGATAAGCCCTGTGGCAATGATCATGATACATAATGTATCTATGTCAGGAGCTGCCGGTGATTATCATGATATGCAGAAAAATGCAGAGATACTGAAGCAGATGAATTCGGCTATGGCAGCTGCTTATACAGAAAAATCCGGACGGCCGATGGATGAGATACTTAAGCTTATGGACAGAGAAACATGGCTTACTGCAAACCAGTGCCTTGACTATGGTTTCGTAGATGAAATTATGTCAGAGCAGCATAATCAGCAGTATACGAACAGTTATAATGGTATGTGGCTGACTGATGAGCTGAGGCAGCGGGCAATGGAAGAGAAAAGGTATGCCGAGGACAAGAAAAAAGAAGCAAGAGAGTTAATTGAGGATTTAGACATGTATGGAGTCTGAGTCCTTTATTTTATGTAAAGGAGAGCAAAAGAATGAACAAAAAATTATTAGAGTTACTGGATAAGATCAATAATAAAAAAGGCGAAGTGAGAAGCCTGGTTGATCAGGGGAAAATTGAGGAAGCAAAGGCAGCAAAGGAAGAACTCAAAAAGCTGCAGGATGAATTTGATATCCTGAAAGACCTTGATGATACTGAAATGAAAGATTTCGAAGATCATGTAAATAGAGGTAAGAAATTAGATAAGACAAAAGATTCAGTAAAAGAATTTGCCAATGCTGCCAGAAGATGTTTCAGAAACTCTATGAACGAAGGTACTGCGGCAGATGGCGGCTATACGGTTCCAGAAGATATCCAGACAAAAATCAATGAACGCAGGGCAGCGAAGTTTTCATTGGTTGATCTAGTTGATGTGGAAATGGTAACTACAAATAAAGGATCAAGAACTTTTAAAAAGAGAGCTCAGCAGAATGGATTTACAAAAGTGGGAGAAGGAGCAAAGATTCCAGCCGGAAATACTCCACAGTTTGAACGCATGGGATACGAAATTGAAAAATATTCAGGATATTATCCGGTTACTAATGAGTTGCTGGAAGATTCTGATGCAAATATTGCAGATGCTCTTATTATCTGGATTGGCGATGAATCACGTGTTACTAGAAATAGGATTATTCGAGAGGTGATCAAAGAAAAAGAAGAAACAGCAATCGCATCGCTGGATGATGTAAAGAAAATTCTGAATGTAACTCTTGGACAGGCATTTAAACCGACATCCAAGGTCGTTACGAATGATGATGGACTTCAGTGGCTGGATACATTGAAAAATGACAAAGGTGAATATCTCCTGCAGCCGTCTCCTTCGAATCCTATGGATCCGGTACTTTGCGCCGGCGCAACCAGAGTTCCTGTAAAAGTAATCCCGAATGAAGATATGCCATCTGATACATCAACTAAAGGAACCAGAAAGATTCCAATGATCATTGGCGACCTGAAAGAGGGAATTAAATTCTGGGATCGAATGAAAACGACATTAACTACTTCAAATACAGCAGTAGCAGGCACTTTAAATGCATTTGAAGAAGATCTGACACTCTTCCGTGCAATTGAAAGAGAAGACTGCAAGACTAAAGATGATGCTGCATTTGTAAATGGTGTTCTGACCATTACAGAAGCAACTGAATGATGGAAATGGAGCATGCCGGAAAATATGCCGGCATGCTTAGAAAAAGGTGATTAAATGCTGGAGATAGTAAAAAGCCGATGCGGAATACCAGAAGATATAGATATCTATGATACAGATATCCGAATATACATAAATGACTGTCTGGCAGATATGAAAGCTTCAGGAGTACCGGAGAAATTACTGGATATGAATGGCATAGATCCACAGGTGGCAACAGCTGTGACACTATATGTAAAAGCATATCTGGGAGATGACCGATCGGACACGGAAACGTATCTAAAACTCTACAGGCGAAAGGTATTCCGGTTGACTATGGAGGACGAATAATGTGGAACAGAAGCATTTCGTTACCGATAAAACGTACTGTGGATGAAGATTCAGAAGGTTTTGAGAACGAAGAATGGGAATATATGACTGGCATTAGAGCCAGTTTTAAGGATGCAACCAGACAGGATAAAATTTTAGCTCAGCAGGTTGGATATAATGCCAGTATGGTTGTGGAAATCGCAGCTTGTGTATATAATAATGCCCCATTTCTAATCGATGAATCGACCGGTGAGACATATGACATCAAACAGACGTTTCGACCGGAAAAATCCCGTATGATATTACTTACGGTGGAGAAGAGAAAAAATGGCAGATTTTAATATGCGGGGAATTGATGACCTCATGTCGGATCTGAACACACTGGATACTGACCGGATTGCACCAATTATGTTGGAAGAAGCCGTTCACATTCTGGAAGAGAATGTAAAAAGAAGGACTGCAGCACATAAGGCTACAGGAGCTCTTGCTGAATCAATGAAAGCTTCAAAAGCGAAGCAGACGAAAGAAGGGTACAGTATTTCTGTTCGGCCAACAGGAAAAGACGATAAAGGTGTCAGCAATATGGAAAAAGCATGTTATCTGGAATATGGAACATCAAAACAAACAGCAACACCTGTGATCAGCCCGGCGGTGAGAGAAAGTGAGGAAGCTGTGGTTGAGAAAATGCAGGAAGCATTTGAAAGAGAGATGAAGAAACTTGGAGACTTCTGAAAAAATTGTCGCGGCAATAAAACCATTTGGAGTTCCCTGTGTACCAGATCTGTATACAGGCGGAGCTAAACGCTTTGTGACATATAATTTTGCTGATGATTATGGGACTGATTTTGCTGATGACCAACCGGAAACAGTAGTGAACAGTATGCAGATACATTTTTTTATGCCGGCAAATGAATCCTATATAAGCTGGAAGAAAAAAATCCGCAAAGCTTTGTTTGATGCCGGCTTCACATTTCCGGAAGTGACCATACAGACAGAAGATGAGAATAATATCAGGCATATGATTTTTGAATGTAGTATTGAAGAATAAAGGAGAGAAATGAATTATGGCATATATTGGATTAAGAAAACCGATCATGGCGCCGAGAACAGGAGCCGGAAAGTACAGCACACCATTTGTGTTAGGTAAAGCAATTTCCTTAAATGTAACTCCTAACTACGCTGAAGGAAGTTTAAATGCAGATGATGGACAGGCTGAATACGATAAGGAATTTAACTATGCAGATGTCACCCTGGGAACCAGTACGATTCCCATCGAGGCACACGAAAAAATGTTTGGACATACAGTGAGTACTGAAGACAAAGAAATAACAATGAATGCAAATGATGAAAGCAGCTATGTAGGCACTGGATGGGTAACCGTAGAAAAGATTGATGGAGTGAAATTCTTTACAGCGAATATTCTTACAAAAGTAAAATACAGTGAACCATCTGAAGAGTATGCTACAAAAGGAGATTCCATTGAGTACAAGACACCATCCATTTCAGGCCGTGCATTGAAAGAAGACGATGGCACATGGAAAAAGATCAAGCAGTTTGATACAGAGAAAGAAGCACTTGATTATATCTATAAGTTTTTCGGAGGAACAACTCCGCAGGAAACTGTCTAAAAAGAGAATACAGAGGGCTGGTAGGAATGCCAGCCCTGGAAAGGAACGAGTATGCTTGGAATAGATATAAACCATATTGAACTATCGGGAGCGAAACTGCCGATCAGATGCGATATGTTAGTCCTCGAAAAGATCCAGGAAGATTATGGAGACATCTCAGAATTTGAAAATAAGCTGATTGGCTTTGAACCGATTTACAATGAAGACGGAAGCGCAAAAATAAATGAGAATGGTAAGAGCATTGGAAAATCAACATTGCCAGATATCAAGACCGTGCGCTATGGACTGTGGGAATTTGTAAAAGAGGGAATTGAATGCAGCGGACAGGAAACAAAGTACTCTGAAAAAGATATGATCCGGATGGTGGACATCAGTATTGGAGAACTGAGTGATCTGTTACACGAAGAGTTTATGAGATGTTTTAAAAGAAAAAACCAGAACCCCACGCAGAAGGAAACGAAGGAGAAAACATCATAAATTTTGCGTGGGTTATTCTCGTTGGCCACGAAATAGGCTACACAGAAGCTGAAATATCAAAAATGTATTTTGGAAAATGGTGTGATATGTTCGCTGAATATCGCAATTTCTATAATTTTAAGACCAGAAGGTGTCTTTTTGAAGAGAAAAAAGAAGTTTCACTTATGGACTTGTAAGGTTATAGGTAGTATAATACAAGCAACAAGAAAAATGCTTTATAATAAAAGGGGTGACTCTTTATGAATGGAAAGCAAAAAGCAATACGCTGGATGAAATATCATGCAGGAAGTACGATTGTACTTGTTCTTTTTGCACTTATTGCATGCTTTGGAGGCTTTAATATGCAACCGACATTGCTTGTATTATCACTTGTGATAGCAGCAGTCCTGCTGTTTTCTATCGAATATATTTTTTGGAAAGTTGTGATATGGATCATGGGCGCGAGATTTGTTGCAAATCTGCTGAATGATCCATGGATTATAAAAAAATAAGATCTGCTTACTGTAAAATAGTAAGCAGATTTTTTGTTGCTAAAATAGGAGACTGAGCATGGCAAAACAGAGAAAGATAGGTGCAATTATTGCACTGGATGGAGAGAGAGAATTTAAGACAGCGGTAACATCGTGTAATAAATCGCTGGCAACAATGAAATCAGAGATGAAACTGGTCAGTGCTCAGACGACAGGAAGTGCGAATACACTTGAAGCGTTAAGAAAAAAGCATGATGTTTTACAGCGTACTTTAGATGAACAGGTAAAAAAAGAAGAAGCCGTAAGAAAAGGTCTGGAACATGCACAGGAAGATTATAACCGGGTAGGTTCTGAACTGGAACAGTATAAAACCAAACTGTCGAAAGCCCAGGAAACATTGAAGAAAATGGAAGAATCACAGGATACAACGAAGGAAGCTATGGTTGAGCAGCAGAAGGTTGTATCAGAATTATCTACCACTGTGGAAAAGGGCGAAGTAAGTTATCAGAAAGCGGAAAGCCGTGTACAGGACTGGAAGAAGAGCCTGAATAATGCTGAAGCACAGACAATCACTGCAACAAGAGCATTGAATGAGAATAGCGCGTATATGCAGGAAGCTGAGAAGTCTGCTGATGGGTGTGCGACATCGATTGATGCGTTTGGAAAACAGGTCAATGTAGCAGCAGAAGCAACCGATAATTTGAATACTTCGGTCAATAAGATTTTTGTTACGGAAAAGATTGGAGAGATTGCTGATAATATCTCTGGAAAGATGCGCGATCTGGCATCCAGTGCATATGATGCAGCAAAGGAATTGGATGAAGGCTACGATACTATCGTGACAAAGACCGGTGCAACAGGAAAAGCATTAGATAGTCTTCAGGAAAGCGCAAATAATGTTTTCGGGGACATGCCTGCAGATATGCAGGATGTCGGAACAGCAATCGGAGAAGTAAATACACGTTTTGGACAAACCGGAAAAGTTCTGGAAGACACATCAAAACAGTTCATGAAATTTGCTGAAATCAATGATACGGATCTTAATGAATCTATCGATGTATCTGACAGAATTATGGAACAGTTTGGAATCACTACAGAACAGACCAGCGGATTCCTTGGATTATTGACACAGAGAGGACAGGAAACCGGAAAAAGCGTGACTGAGCTGATGTCACAGCTAGATTCTAATGCTGCATTGTTTAAAGAGTTAGACCTTAGCGTGGAAGAATCAGCCAATTTGCTTGCAATATTTGAGACAAATGGTGTTGATGCTGGAGTTGCATTAAAAGGACTGAAAACAGCTACAAATAATTACGCAAAAGAAGGGCTGAGTGCAAGGCAGGGGCTCGAAAAGACAATTGACAGGATTAAAAAAGCAAAGACAAGCACAGAAGCTCTTGCGTTGGCACAGGATACTTTTGGAAGCAAAGGCGCTCAAGTTATGGCTGATGGAATCAGAGAGGGCAGGATCAGCCTGGATGACCTGTCGGATTCTATGGATAACTATAAAAATGTAGTGGAGGATACATTTGAGACTACATTGGATCCATGGGATAAAGCGACGATCGCCGCCAATAATTTGAAAACAGCAGGTTCAGAATTAGTAGGGGAATTTTTTGAAGTGGTAGCGCCAGCAATTGATACGGCTACCGATACAGTAAAAAAAATCTCAAAGGAATTCCGGGAACTGCCCGAGCCTGTGAAAGAAGCTACAGCAGTTGTTGGCGCAGTAGGAGCTGCGGCAGGAATCGCTGGACCACAGATTTTAAAGGTATATACTGCAGTAAAAACATTAAAGACTGCATCAGAAGCAGGAAAAGCAATTGAGACATTAACAACTGCTCAAACAGCAATGACTGTAGCGACGGAAGGCGCTACTGTTGCACAGAACGGTTTCAACCTTGCGATGCTTGCAAATCCGGCCACACTCGTTGTAGGGGGAATTGTTGCCCTTACAACTGCACTGGTTGTTTTCTCAAAAAATACTGAGACAGCAAAAGATTCCACACATGAATTGGCAGATGCGGCAGATGATGTCAATGAGAGCGCTGGTAAAGCAGCGAAAGCTCTGAATAAGGCTACCGATGACATCAAAGACGCAGTATCAGGAAATGCCGCCAGTGAAGCTACAGCATATAAGTTAGTTGATGAATTGGATGCGCTGACAAGCGAAACAAAATTAACAACTGCTGAGCAAAACAGAATGAAAACAGTAGTTGGAGAATTGAATACGATGTTTCCGGATATGGGACTTGAGATTGATTCTGTAAGCGGGAAACTCAATATGGGTTCTGAAGAAATGAAGAACTATATAAAAAATTCTCTTGAAATGGCTAAGATCGAGGCTGTTCAAAAAGCTGTCAAAGAGACAACGGAAAAACTTGTTGATGCTGAAATTGAACAGACAAAATCAGAACAGCAGCTTCAGAAAACAACGGATGCCCTGAACGAGATCCAGAAGAAGAGGGAAGAGGCTGAACAGGCAGTAATTGATAAGCAAAAGGAAAGGGAAGAAGCTCAAAGGAAGCTAAATGATGCTGAGTATACAGGAACTGAAACAGCAGAGGAACTGATGACAAAGATTTATGATACATCAGAAGCTCAGATCGAATACAATGGCGTATTGATGACTGTATCAGATGCTTGTATGAAAATGTCGGAAGATGAGCAGATTCTTACTGAGAAAAAAGGGGAGCAGGAAGAAGCACAGAAAAAACTTAATGATTCTGTTAATGATGCGCAGGAAGAAATCAATACATATACAGAGTATATTGAGAGTAACACTGCGGCTGCAGAAAGTAACACTGATGCGACCGATGCCAATACAGATGCGGTTAATACCAATACGGAGGCTGTGGAACAGCAACAGGCAGCAGCAAGTTTGAGCATAGAGACTGCAGGACAACAGCTTGAGGCATTCAACAGCCTTTCGCAGGCACAACAGACATTGGCCACAGATGTGACGAATGCAGTTCTGACAATGCAGGAAAGCGTGCAGAATAGCCTTGACTCTCAGATGAATATGTTTGAAGAGTTTAATGCCGGTACAGAAATATCCAAAGATACTTTATTATCAAATATGCAGAGTCAGATTGACGGTGTAAGGAATTGGGAACAGAATCTGACGGAACTTGCTGAAAAAGGTGTTGATGAGGGATTACTGCAGAAGCTGGCAGACATGGGACCTGAAGGTTCAACGTATGTACAGGCATTCAATTCTATGACTACGGATGAATTGGCAAAGGCAAATGATTTATGGAAACAAAGTGTTGACATTAAATCAATGAGCGAGCAATGGGGACAGGATTTGACACAGGCTGTAGGAGAATTGGCAGCAGGCGGGGAAACCGCATGGCAAGAACTCGGACAGTCTATGAACATGCAGGCCAATGAAAGCGGTAAATATACCGTGCAGGGGCTGGTTCAGGGAATGCAGGAGGCCCAGAAGCAGGCAACAGAAGAGGGCGAAGATCTTGGAATCAAGACAATCGACAGTATAAATAAAGCATCGGGAGTAGCTTCACCATCTAAAAAGACGAGACAGTCAGGCAGATATATTGTATCCGGGCTGACACTTGGGATAAAAGATTCTAAAAGTACGGCAGTTAATATGGCAGCGGAACTTGGTAACGACACTGTTAAAGCAATTTATAGTGCATTACAGCGAGGAAATCCACACGTAAAGATGATTGCGGCGGCAATTGGAACGAATGCAACGAAATCTATGACAAAATCGGTTGATACCAATGCAATATACAATACAGGACTAAATATGGCATATGGATTGGCAAATGGAATTACGGCCGGAAGATCCAGCGTGATAAATGCCGTAGCGAATATGTGCGTATCGGCTGTGAATGAAGCAAGGAGTCAGCTAGATATACACAGTCCATCAAAGGTATTTGAAAAGATTGGCTCCTATACTGCAGAGGGATTTGGAATAGGATACGAGAGTAAAATGGAAGATGTCAATGGAATGATACGTGAGAGCATGAGCTATTCGGATGATTTCCAAAGACAGACCCAAACCAGAAATACTGCAGTTCCGGAAAAAACTATGGATGCTTTAATGGAATACCTGCCATATCTGCAGATAATTGCAGAAAAGAAATATATGGCTTATATTGATCAGAATCAGGCAGTAGATGCACTTGGAGAGAAAATTTCCAATAATACTGCTTTGAGAACACGGAGGATGAGATGAAAGTCAATGGAATTGATATAAGCACATTTTCAGCAAAACAGTTGAGATATGAAATAGAACATAGGGAAGTTAATTCCCAGAGCGAGTGGCCAGCAGCACTTGAAACACCTGTTATGGAAAAGAGTACAAAAGGATTTAAGACGATAACTGTGGCTATTGCAGTATATGGCAAGGGTAAAGAAGCTGTCATACGAAATCGAAGCAATTTACTGGCAATTATGTATGAAGAGCTGGAACTGGAGCTTGACGGGTATTCAAATCATTTTGAATGCGTTCTGGATAAAATAACGGTGAAAGAGTCTATTAAACGGAAATGCCATGAGGTAACGTTGAAATTTATAGGCTATGAATTTGGAACAGTGAGATCAATCAACATGACAGGAACGATAAAGTCTATAACAGTAGAAGGAAATGACGAGACACCTTGCGTTGTAGAAATCACACCATCCGTAGATCTGCCATCCGTAGAAATTGATGGAATAGCTTATAATCACATATCCGGAGATAAAGAGACAATCACGATCAGGAACCTCAAAGCCGGAAAAGCGGTTATCATTAACGGAGAAGATTGTACGATTTTACAGGAAGGGGATAACAAATTTGCCGATACGGATATGTGGGAATTTCCGGTTCTGAAACCAGGAGCAAATACAATAAGCTGTTCAAGTGATAAGTGTACGGTTACATTGAAGTATAAACCAAGATATGTATAGGAGAACAAACATGAAATTAAAAAATGAAACAATCAAAGAAATCCAGAAAGTGCTGACGACCGTCGGAAATAAAGAAATCAATGACTGGCAGCTGGCATTTAAAATCGCAAACAATAATTATAAATTAATGCGGGCAGCAGAACCGGCTGTCAAAGTAGAAAACGATATCCTGCGAAGATATGGAGAAAAGGATGAGAACGGTGAACTTATTACCAGCAGTGATGGAAGAGTGAAGATCATTGACACGAAAAAATATGGACAGGATATAAAGACACTTATGGAAACAGAGAATGATGTTGAAGTAGAGCATTTTAGTAAGAGTGAAGTCTCTAAGATGCATATTACACCAAATCAGATTGTATTACTGATGCCGATCATTGAATAACAAATGACTCAGAAGGGATTTTGTATTATATGCTGAGAATATTGGATAAAGACAAAGTCCCGGTAAAGGGACTAAAAAAATATACGGATCTATGCATTGAGAGTGCTCTGGAATTAGATGACAGAACACTCTCTTTTTCTGCACCCTACAGAAATATAAGAAATGCGATAGTAAACGAAGGATATATTGAGACCAAAGATGATCGCTATGTTGTAAAAGAGATTGAAAAGACTTCAGGAGGTACAGCCAAGATCCGGGCACAGTTGGATCTGGAATCATTGGAGGGAAAAGCTTTTCGCGAATTCCGGTCAGAAGAGCAGACCATCAGAAATGCCCTGCAGCTTGCGTTTGCAGGCACGGGCTGGACGATTGGAATATGCGAAGTAAGTAAGAAAAGAACATTATCAATGTCTAATGTTTCTGCACTGGATGTATTAAAGCAGGCTCTTAAAACATACAGATGCGAGATTACGATCAATTCAAAAGACCAGATAATTCATGTATACACTTCGGTAGGTGAAGATAAAGGATGCTATTTTTCCAATCAGCTGAATCTGACACAGCTTACTGTACAGTCAACCTCGTATGATTTCTATACAGAGATAGAGCCATATGGTAAAGATGGATTGACAATTGAATCGGTGAATGATGGTAAGACATATCTGGAAAATCATCAGTACAGTTCAAAAGTCAAAAGATGTATCTGGAAAGACGAAAGATACACAGTTCCGGAATCACTGAAAGAGGATGCAGAGGCAAAGCTTAAAGACATGAGCAAGCCGTATGTATCATATTCGGCGAATGTCATAGACTTGGCAAAGCATTCTGAAAAATACAGCATTCTTGAATATGGCATAGGCGATACAGTAACGTTGCTCGACGATCTCACCGACACCAGAGACGAACAGCGTATTGTAGGCATGAAGATCTATCCGGATGCACCGGAAAAGAATAGCTGTACGCTGGCGAATAAAGTCCTGACATTTGATGAGCTTGCTCAGAAATATGAAGATACTGCGAATACTGTTGACAACATCACGAACGATAATGGCCAGATTGATGGTGATACGATTGATGGGATCTATAGTAGGCAGGTCATTGACCTGGAAGATGGAATTATTAATTCTGTATACATACAAGAACTCAATACGAAATATGTACAGGTTTCCGGGAAACTGGATGCAGTTGAAATCGAGACCGGAAGCATAAAAGGAAACGTTGCAGAATTTGAAGAGACTTATACAAAAAAGCTTGAGGCTGCAGAGGCAGACATTAAAACCATTCGTACTACAGATTTCTCAGCTGTATATGGCAAGATTGATGTCCTTGACTCGCTGTACGCAAATCTTAAAGTTGTACTTTCTGGATCAGCTGGCATCGGTGATCTGCAGAACATCCACCTGACTTCTGACAATGCGGTAATCGATACAGCTCTGATCAGAACGGCAGTGATGGAATCAGTATCTATCTCAGATTTGCTTGCCGGTACGATCAGTACCAATAAGTTCAAGATCATGTCAGATGATGGCGGCATTCAGATATCCGGAGCAACCCAGCAATGGAAAGACATAAACGGAGTTGTCCGGATGCAGGCCGGCCGGGATGCACAGGGAAACTTCACCTTTGCGCTTTTTGACGAGACAGGAAAAGGAGTTCTGATTGATTCCACTGGTGTACAGCCGGGAGCAATTGCAGATGGACTGATCGTGAATGAAATGGTTTCTGACACGGCCAACATCGCCGCATCCAAATTGGATATAGACAGCTTGTTCACAGCAATCAATGATAGTACACAGGTGATTAAGAGCAATCGTATCTGGCTGGATGATTCCGGACAGAGCCTGAACCAGGCTTACACCAAGATGACCAAGAACATCACCGAGATTGAATCCACGGCAAGCTCTGCATCAGACAGTGCATCTGCGGCGGCAGACGCAGCCAAGAAAGCACTGGAAACCTTATCCGGAATCTCAACTCTGGACGCAATGTCAGCATCCCTAAATAATGATGCTCATGTGGTCCACACCTACACGGATGGTACCGGTGGGGATTACAGTTCCTGTTATACAGTCTTCTCAGTGTTCCTGGGCGATACGGACGTATCTGATCATATCGATGAGATCCACGCAACTGCATCAGACGGAATCACTGGCACATGGAGTCCACAGCTGAGAAAATACCAGGTAATTGCTATGTCCACGGACAGCGGTTATGTAGATATCTCAGCATTGTACGGTTTGGAAGGCAAGGTGCTGCTGGTAGGTGGAAAAGGACTTGTGATCGGTGGCAAGACGATGATTGTAAAATCCATGGGTTCCTGGATCACGAAGCGTTTTTCGGTTTCCAAGGCAAAAGACGGAAAGATTGGACTGAGCTATGACCTTCGGGTTAGCACGCAGATCATCCGGAAACAGAAAGATGATAAAACACTTGAGCCGGCAAATGTAACGTTCTCAGCTTATAAGAATGACAATGGATCCGTGAGCAGCTATTCCGGAAAATTCCAAATCGAAGAATCAAAGGATTCCGGAAAGACCTATGAGATCAAGTATGGCTCCTCATCCACTGAACTGTTGACGGTATACACACCATCATCTCCGGATGTGCAGATAATCCGGTGTTCCCTGTACGATTCTTCCGGAGTGCAGCTCTTGGACACTCAGACTGTATCAATCATATCAGATGCTGCAGGACTTGCACAGGACATTGCAGCGGTGAACCAAAAAGCCCAGGAAGCAAAAGAAGCGATTCAGACTACTTCACAGGAAGTAACTGAGATCAAGAGTGGCATGGAAGGCTTTGAGACGAAATTATCCAAGACCACAACAGACCTGCAGGGAGTGACCGATGGAACGCTCCTGTACAACACCAAGTGTCAGGACAACGGAGACGGTACCACGACTGTATCGGCGGCATTGTATAAGGCCGGCGCAGAAGTCACGAAAGAATATCCGGCAGCGTGGTTCTCCTGGAGCAGGAGGACAGAGCAGGGAGAAGCCTTCCTGCAGTACGGATATTCAGTAACAGTAAACAATGATGATTACATGTTCGGAGGCGTGGTCATCGGACAGTTTATCAGATATGTACAGATGGCTCTTACAGTAGGAGATAAGATTCTCGTGATCGGAAACAAAGCCATGTGTGTAAATGTAGATGCGTAAGGTGTCCGATTCGGACACCGGAAAGGAGAAATAATATGGCATTACCACAGGACGGGCAGAACGCGAATGGACTGACCAAAGTCACAGAGATACCAACAGGAAAAGAACTGATTTTTATAGACCCAACCACGAACGAGGGTGGCATCATCACGCTTGAGGACCTGACAACGCAGATCCTCAATAAATTGACATCAAAGATCTTCACTCTGGACCAGGGAAATATGACGCTTTTACAGGCTCTAAACCAATTAAATAGTAATAAGACGAAAATTCTCCAACAAATTAAAACTGGAATTGTCGTCAA